TTAAAATAAAACCATTCTGTTATAAATGGTGATGTTGGAGTGCCTTCATTAGGATCACTTCCTTGGTAATCTTGATCTTCTCTATATATAAAATCTAAATCTGAAAAGCTTACAATAATATCAGATCCAGTTAATACATCTATATTTAAATCTGAAATATACCCAGTAGTTGATGTTTCCCAAAATAAATCTATTAAAGAAGTATCAGGGTCAGTTTCAAATATTCCTAAATAAGGAGTCATACTTCCTGCCAGCACACCAACTCTATTAGATGTTGATACTCTGTTTATTAATGGATCTGTGTCAAATTGGTAAAGATTATTAGGAGCAGTGCTAGCAGTTGATAAAAAATTTAAATCATCTGACGGAGCAATAGTATTAACAACATTAGATACTGTTCCTGGAAAATATTGTCTATTTGATGCAGAAACCATATTTTCAACTCTTGGCCATAATTGCGCACTACTTCTGTATTGCCTTTGATTAGGACCAACTTCGGATAAATCTCGTGGTACTTTATTTATATTATCATTTATAGAAACGAAATGACACGTAGTATCATCCTCCCCTGTAGGAAATGTACTCGGAGTCTGAGTTGGATAACCAGCTAGCATTCCAGGTACATAAACATTATAATAGTCCTGCTCTTGTTGTTTTACAACTACCTTATATGAGTACCACCCTAATTCGTTTATTGAATATGAAAATTTTATATCAGGAAATGTTAATGGCCCACTAAGCGGATTAAAGTTATATATTTCACTTATAGCTCCATCAGCAGTCAATGATCCTATGCTGGTAATAGGACTATACGAGGCAGTTAGTACTTTTACATAGTCTTTATACTTACCTTTTAAATATTTACTAGCAAAAGGCCTATTTACTTGAGCCCCAGCGGCTGTTTGCAATGTGTATGTATACGTATAAGGACCAGCATTATTAACAACTCCAGCAGTTATTTCAAATCCGGTTTGGCTATTGGGAACTATTCCTGAAACTGTGGCATATAAACCTGGTGTCCCTGCTCCCTCGTTCCTAATTGAATTTATAGTTTCGTTAAATACAACCACTAGTTCATCACCAAACCAACCTCTAACGTCTGTTGACCAATCTGAACTTTTATATGGTATAAATACAGACGATCCTCCGTATACAGTATTTGCATTTTCTATATATGGTGCTGCAGATGATAATATTACTGAAGATTGTCTTCCAAATTTATCACTTAAAACAATACCTACTTGATATGTTCTATTTTGTTTTAAATTATGATTAGGGTATTCTATCCAACTTACAAAAGGAGTATAATCATTACCCTTTTCAACTAGGGTTACATTATAATTTAAAGTAGCTGGAGGCGTATTCTGATTAATAAAATTGCCATATATAATTCTATTACCAACACTTTCTTGACCTAATGCTCTTATCGGTATTTTATCGTATACTCTAAGGGTTTCGTTTTCCGCTAATGTTTTCTTTGGTTTTTGTGATTGATACTTATATGTATATATGTTTGTATTAGGGGATACTTGCTGCAATTTAGATACTAATATTGTGTCTACTACCTTAATTGCTAATGAATCTGATTCTTTATATAGTATATCAATACTTTTTATTTTATACGATGTAGCTATATTACCCCCCGTATCCGGCAGCTCTATTATTAATTTAACCTCATTAACAGAGTTTTCCATCCATTCTAATACAGTTGATCTATATGCTGCGTCCTCATCTCCGCTTATAAAATACCCTTTTTGATTTGGTATAAAAGTTGGCTGTGTAAATGGAGCTATTAATGAATATTCATTATCGTCAAATTTAAATCTATAACTAAATCTTACAAATTTATCCTCTAAAAAATTATCGTTACCATTAATATTTGATACGGTATCGGCGGTTCCCATTGTACATTTGTAAAATTGAGCATCCTCAATAGTGGTCCATACTCCCGTTATATATACAGAAGATGTAGTTCCATTATCAAAAATTTTAGTAATTACTACATTATCTGATTGGCCTATGCCTCCTGGCAAAGCTGCTTGACTAATTATTTGATCACCAACCGCTATATTATAAGCAGTAATATCGGAATTATTGACAGTAATAACTGTAAAACCACCAGGACCTGTTACAGAATTAGTAGTATCTAACTCAACATTCACTAGTGGTGATATTGAATATAAAGAAGGGGCTTTAAAAGGTGCGTATTTTGCAACTGCTATTTGTTCCGCGTTTGTATAATAAGGGTTGCCAGATTCCACTGAATTTGATATGGCTGTATCAACATTTATTTTCCTTGGTTGGTTTCTATTATCTGTCCAGAATAATAAATTTTCTACTAGGTTAACGCCTGTAATTAAATTAGTTGTTGAAAAATTTAAAAATGTACCTGAAACTAAAGTTAAATATGGATTACCATTACTAGTTGGATCATAAACAGTCACCTTCATTTCCGCACCGCCGCCAGGTGGATTTATTAATGACGGGGCTGTATCAACATAATCTGTTAAAAATTGAAATATTCTATTGCGTTCATTATCAACTACATATCCTATGCATACTAAATTAGTATTGGATTCAAATGGAACACTACCGCCAGAAGTTGGCTTTAGTAAAAGTTCATTGCCTAATATATTTTGTAATGACCCTACATTTTTGTCTTCAGATTTACCTACAGATATATTTAAAGCATCTCGATATTCGCCTTCACCTAAAAGACGATTATCAAGATCCTTATTCATTTTACCCTTTAAAAAAATATTTTTTGATTCCGCCATTTTTTAGTGTTTAATCCATTTAGATTTACCTCTGAATACTTGGGTTATCTCTTCTAATTTAATATTTGAAAGTCTTATTTTAGCATTTCTTAATTTTGCTGATTTATCTTGCTGCAACCTTCTAACAACATATTCTGTTGAGGTTGAGCGATGTGCCATAATAGCATGTAAAATATAAGCATACATAGCGTCTTCCGCCATTTTCGGTATTCTAGAATCTAAATCATAAGCTAAACCATCTGATATATACTCTAATACGATTAATTTGCCTACTAAGTTGCTGCTAAAAGATATTTTATTTTCTCTATCATTTATAGAAAAATACCCGTTTATATTAGCATATTGAGGATCCATTCCAAATAATCTACCATAGAATCTATCCATAACCCAATTGTCATCATTGTACCAATCGTTACCTATGTTGTCAACCTCGTTAATATCTTGAAGTATATTGTTTCTATTCCATCTTTCCTCTGTTAAAGAGTCCCCTTCTATATTTGCGTCAAAGTTATCCTGTATTGGTATTCCTCTTTGATCTTGTATTGGATTTTCATATGGATTTGTAGTTAAAGCATTAACGGGGTATATAGGATGCTTAATGCCATGATGGTCTATCCATGACATTTTTACATAGTTAACATAGTCTTGAGGTATTACTACACTTAAACTATGTGGTATATTTAATTCTTGGGATTTAATACTTTTTAATGTATCATAACTAAATTCCTGCATTCCACGTTTTGCATGGAATATAACATCAGTTCTTTTTGCAGCACCAATTAATTTGCCTGTACCTACATAAGCAACCATAAAGTTGTTTATAATATCATTTAAGGAGATATAAGAGTAACTACCATAGTTTTCCTCTACAGCGGTGCCGAAAGCGTCTTTATCGCCATAATTACCGCCGTCTAATATTTTTAATTGAACAACTATATAAGTTCCATCAACCGGAGCGAATGAAAATATAATTACATTATTAATGACGTTATAAGACGATGTGTATTCCACGAAAGTCCCAGGCAATCCTGTTGGACTAGTATATAATTTAAAATTATTTAAAGCATAATTTATATCCGTTGGATCCCAACTGCCAAAAACTAAACTAGTATTAAAAGTAGTAGTATATTCAGTAGCGCTGTCTACAGTTATAAAGCCTTGTGCTCCTTCGTAGTACTGTCTATTTGTTTCGGTAATTAAACCATTATTAGGTGTAGGCATTTTTTATTAACTTTTTGAATTAATATTTTCCGTCTGCACTTGTTGTGCGGCGGCTTGTATTATTAATGGGTCTTTAATAACTATACCTGAATAAAGTAATATTCTAGTTATTATATTTACTTGTTCTGTTGGATGTAATTCAAAATCCTGCGAACCTGTTGAAGTATATGTATATTGATATCCTGGAGGAGCTGTAGTAAAGTTCCAAATTGGATCTAATGGTTTTCTTATATATGTGCAAGATATACCATTTGTAATAGTATCAGGATATACTGTTATTTTAAAATTTTTATATGTATAAACAGGCCAATATTTAGATGGCTTTGTTATTGGTGAAAGATTAAGTTCTAATAGTTCATTTGGTTGAACATATTGCACTTCTTTTTCATCATTATATATAACGGTTCCTAATTTATAAAATGTAGATGGTGAAGGTATATTAAATCCTCCTGTAGTGGGGGTACATGCTCCCGATGTTTGGAATATTGCAATTTTTTCTTCTAAATTCTTTATACGATCACTATATTCGCTATCATTACCAGGCACTCTGAGTTGCTGGTTAAGGTCGTCGAAATATTCATTAAATATTTCAAGCTGTACTTGAGTCGCTGTTTTATTGAATTCATCTGGAGTTAAATATCCTCTTTGTTCTTTATTAATAATTAATAAAACGGTTCTATAAACCGTATTTACATTTACCGCCATACTGTATATTTATTATAATATTAAGGCGGTAACCAAAGCCACCGCCTATATATTAATATTACGTATTATTTTAATTTTTTCTCTATAGACTTAAAGATTTCTATACCTTCATCTGTTTTGAAGAATGCTGCCATAGCTGAGTATGGATTTTCATCAAAAGGCACTGTCATTAACTTTCTATTATTTTCACCCCAATGGAATGTTCTATTGTCCGGTGATAATTTTATTATACTTGCTTCAACAGCTCTAATAGCTATATTTCTAAGCTGTACATTATCATCATTTGCTAGTTCTATAAACAAAGAAGGATTGTTTCTTGCTAGTAATAACAAGTCTCTTTTTATTTCTTTAGAGCTCATCTTATTCACTCTAGATCCAACCTCTACCCTAACAATAGATTCTGCTTGATCAATATCCATCTCTAAAGCAGCATTTAATGCTAATACTTCTAATTCAATATCTTCTAATTCATCTTCAGCTTCTAATGTTGGATCAAATTCCGTATATTTAACATTTAATCCAGGGTGATAAATTGATAATAATTTTTGTAGGTTTTGCTTTTCTTTGGGTACATTTAATATTCCATTGTCAAATACAATATGGCCTAAAGTCGCAGCCCCTTTTTGTTGCGACACTAATGGGGAGTTTTGATTAGTCGCATATCTTAATTCTTCTTGCTCTCCTGTTTCTTTATTAAACCATAATAAAGGATACCTCAGTGAATGCCTACTTTGTAAAGTATAAGTTAAAGGAGAATAACCATCAGCTATAATATAAGTTCTGTCCTTTATTACCCAAGTATCTTTTAATGTTTTTGGTTTTGTTTCTTTAGGTACAATTGTTTCTTCTACAGTAATTGTATCCATATTAAATTCATTTGATTCTAATTCTTTTTTTGTCGTTTGTTTTGTTGCCATAATATAATATAATTTAATAAATTTTTAAAAGGTAATAATTACCCCTGCAAATTCAACAGGGGTAATATCACCATGATTGTTATGTAGAAGCGGTAAATAACACAAAGTTATTAGCTCCTTGAGTAACTAAACATCTTTCAGATAAGAAGTGTACCTGCATTGCATCAAGATCAGAAGTATAAGCGCCTCCAACAGATCCAGTAATCCAAGTTTTCATTCTTCTATCGTCAGCTTGGTTAGCTCTATAACGAACGTGTAAGAATGGTCTACGGATATTAGTACCTAATTGTTGATCGTATACAGTTGATGTACCAGCAGGAACAAGTAATCCATCAATAGACGTGGTATTCATACCCCCACGAGTAGATGCATCATTTAAGTATTTCCAGTCAGTTTTGTAGAAATCATAAGATCCACGACGGAAACCAGAGAATCCTAAATTCAATGCCATTTGCTCAGAGTTTTCAAATAAACCATAAGCTACACCTCCAGCTGCACCGGAAGATAATGAAGCAAGCATATCATCAAAGTCAAGAGAGGTTGCGCGGTTTAAGAATAACATGTTCTCTTCAATAGCTCCCTGAGTATCCAACCCTTTTAAGATTGAATCAAAATCATTAAGACCTGAAGCTGCTGTAAAGTTATTTACAATATTACCTCTGTCTCTAACGGCAGAGAAAAGACCTTGCGTACCTTTGTAAGTAACACCTGTAGCAGGAGTTAAAGTCGATACACCTGAACTAGCCGCTGATAATTCTCCTTCAATTACACTCATCTCTAAGTAATCTTCAAAACGTAATCTTGTTTCAGATTCTGCTTTTAAATACCATAAGTATCCAGACGCACCATCCTCAGTAGCAACTTCTACCCATCCAATTTGCGCGGTATCAGACCCATTGATTTCATATTTTTCTCTAACAATAATTGGTGAATTACTGTATTGAGTAAATGAAGGCGTAACCGATTTTAAAGAAGAATCTGTACTTCCTTTTATAAATTCAGAACCATAAACAAATATTTTAAGAGTTCCGTTAGGAGCTGCCGTTACTGGAAATAAAACACTTCCAGAAGTTAAGCTAGCTTGAGTATAAGGATAAACTGTAACAGTTGCTGTTCCACCCGCTGTAGTAGAAGCATTAACAAGAACTTTTAATTCTTTTCCAGTTGCAGGATCCATAACTACTAAAGTTTGACCTGCAGAAATAACGTTTTGAACAAAGTTAATACCAGTACCTCCTACCGCAAATGTTAAAGTAGTTGCAGTAGCACAAGATACATTAGTATAAGCAATATGCAATCTGTTTTGTTCAGACCAAACAACTTGATCAGAAGACATTGGCATCTCAGCTCCTACCATACGTAAGAAACCAGATAAAGTTCTATTACCATAACGCTCAATTTCTTGCTCGTAGATTTCTGGTAAATATTGTTGCGCAAAGTCATTACCACTACCATCTGTAAAGTTTAAGTAGTTTGTTTCTAACGCTTGCTGTTTTTGTGACGGTTTAATAGAACCAAAATTAGTTCCAGTAACCGAGTTAATCATGTTTGACATAATCGTTTAATTTTTAATTGTTAAAATTTTTTTGTTTGGATCCTTAGTTTTGAGGAATCCTGACCGCTTATAGATTTGACTCTAAATCCGTTAATGAATGGCTCACTAGCAGTTCTAGGAGCATCCATACTTGGATTTTTGGAATTACTAACAACTTGTTTAACAGCATCAGCTTTCCCTTGTTCATAAAAATGAGCAGCAATTTTGTCAGCATTCATTGCTGAATACAAAGCCTTATGATAACCCGGCACATCCGTTACATTACCCTCTTTATCCAGAAACTTTCCGATGAAGGTTTGTATATTTGATTGAGTTTCGGCAACTTGATTTGGATTTTGAACATTGTATCTAAATCTTTTTTCTCCTAAGTTGTATTCAAAACCTTTGAATTCATTGTTGAAAAGACTAGATGTTTGTTTTTTAAACGCATCTTGTTGTTGAGCCACTTTGTTTTGCTCGTTATTATATCTGTTAAAAAAATCAACAGCTTTTTGTTGTTCTGCATTAACTCCAGGCCTTGCCTTAATTTCTGCATAATATTTTTTCTTTGCTTCTTCTAAAAAATTCCTAGCTTTAGAAATCTCATCTTTAAATGCTAATTTCTTTAACTTGATTTCTCTTTCGTCGTCAATGTCCTCATCAAAAAAGAATTTATCTTCCAATAAAAATTCTACTTCCTCAGCATCTAAATGCGGTTTGGTACTCTTATAGTATTCTTTTAATAGAGCAACATTATTTATATTTGAATAATCAGCATTTAACCTAACATAGTCTTCAATTGTTCCACCAGTTTCCTGCATAAAAGAAACTAACTTCTCTATATTTTCTGGTAGTTCTGTATTATTCTTTGTTTGCTCTTGAGTATGAAATTGCAGTTCTTCTTTAATATCTGCAACTTCTTGTTTTATTTCTTGTTCAAAGATTTCTTCAATAACATTTTCAGTGGCCCCTTGGTTTCCTTCGACCACTTCTTGCAATCCCATTTCGGGCTGTTTATCGCGTAACACGCTTTCATTTGTTCCTTGCTCTTGAATGGCATTTGTTTCTTCTTTAGGGATTACTACTTTTATTGGATCCTCTTGCTTCTGTGTTAAATCAACCTTAATAGGTTCATCTGTTTTGGTTAGTTTTTTTACCGAAGGTTTCTTTGCTTTTATTTTAAATTCTCCTTCTTGTTTTACTTCTTGTGACATAATATGATAATATAAAATTGGTTAATAAGTTTATTCCATTTGTAACATGCCTCCTAAATCTTCCATTAAATTTTGCGCGTTACTTTGAAAATCCTTTGGTAAAGAATCGTTCTTGCGCTGATCTATTAATTCTGATTGCTGTGTAGCTTGTATCTTAGTTCTTTCATCTTTTCTATCTTCTAACTGATTGAACTTAGTTGTTTCTGCTTGAACCTTTAATTGTGCTAATTGCATATCATAATTAAACTGTTCTGCCATTAATTGTTTTTTAATTTGCCCCTCAGTTTGCAGTCTTTGCATTTCAAGTTGAGATTTAGTCTGTGCTATTTGTATTTGTGTCTGAGCTAAAGCCTCTTGTTTTTGTACTTCAAACATTGCGGCTTTCTCAGCATTTTGGGAATTAGCATCTGCTTGTGCTTGTATATTTGCTAACTGTTGCTCTTGTACTTGAGCTTGCTTTCTTTTTCTTTTTAACTTTAATAACTGATTTGCTAATTTAAGATTTCTAACTTGTCTTATATCAATCGCGTCTTCTAAATCAATTCCTTGGTTTTGTAAAGAAACTTGTATATTTTGTTCTAGTTGTTGTTTTTCTTCTTCATCTGGTTCAATTTCTAAAAAAATACCAAAGTCGTGTAGATTTAGTTTTTCCATTTCTTTTAAAACATCAACATTATAAGTTGATATACTTTGTTTTAATGAGTTTGCTGTTAATGGATTATTTAAACAATCTGCTATTCTTAAAGATATATTTTCACAAATTCTAGTAGTTAAATATATACTTGCATCTTTTATATGGCGGGTTGCTACATTAGAGGCATTTGCAGCTATTTTCTGTAATCCTACTAAAGCATTAGAATCTGGTTTACTGCCATCAACAGCTTCATTAAGCCCCGTCACATCTCTAATCATTTGCAAGTAATACTGATAAGTTTGTATTAAACTTTGTATTTTACCCTGACCACTAGATGTTGTTAATTCCTGAATAGGCACTTTGCCTCTATTTATATCGCCGTCCTGAGTCAAAGATCTACCTACGATACTACCAGTTTGGAAATACATATTTAATGCTTCCGCCGGATTGTATTTTGTTCCATTACCCAAATCAACTTCCATCAAACCATCTACATCTAAGAATACACCATCTGGCACTACTCTTGCCATAACTTGTTGAAGTTTTAGGTGAGTCAGTTGAATCATATCTGCAAAAGAAATACATTTAGTAACAATTGAATCAATTCTACCTTTGTACATTCTAGGAGCAACTATGTTATAATTCATTTTAACTCTTGCTGTATCTGCATATGGACGTGTCATATCATTTGATAACTTCCATTCTAACATCATATTAGTACCTATAATTTTAGCACCAGTATATAATACCTCTATTGTTCTTGATACTTTTTCAAAGTTATCATTTGGTGGGGGGTTAAAAGAATCGGTTTTTTGAATAACCTTCTCTAATCCATTATCACCTTGTTTTATTTTGAATACTTGATTCATATAAGTTTTATACTCAAAATATAATACTTGCACTGTATTCTCATCATAATTACCCCATCCCTGAATATATTGTCTATTACCAGGCATTTGTTGTATCTTGAGAAGTTCATCCTCCGATATATATGGGAATTCTTTTTTTAATTCTGGTATTGTTACCGCTTTAACTTCGCCAACATAATAAATATCTTCAAAGTTAGGGTCTTCTGTATATGAATAAACCAAATAAGCAGGATCTACATAATCAACAACAATTCCTTCTGATTTATTAAACGATGTTTTAACTGCGGCAATCCCTATAGTTGTTAAATCGTAATTTAATCTTTTTCTAGTAAGATCGTATTTATTAGTTTTTAATACTGTATTTATTGCCTCCTCTTCTGCAATCTCAATAGATTGCTTATAAGAAAGTTGCATATGTAATTCTAATTCGTCCAAGGTGGCTGGCAAATCCATTGGAGGGATATTTGATTTTGATATATCAATACCCGTAACCTCCATAGTGTCTTGAATATCTGACTTGGCAAACATATCAAATTTTACAGCTGAGGCATAATCCATTCTCTTTTTTAAAGAATCTGGATCTTGTGCAAATGCTTTTACATCATAGGTTTTTTGTGAAATGCCATTAGAAACTATATCAACAAACTTTGATAATATAGGCACTGGTGTCCAGTCTAAATTCAAATAAGATAAATCACCATTAATTGATAACTCATCTTTATATTTTTGTACGGATTGTTCTCCTCTTGCGTATAGTCTTAATCTATTAAAATTATTCCAATGTGTTAAATACCTATTACCGCTAGTCCTCCCTTGATTAAACCATTCCTGTTCTATAGCTCGAGATACCTGTAATCCATATTCTTCGGAAGCCTTAGTAGCATCATCTACAACCTGACTAGGGAAAGCGCTATTTGGATTTGTGTATATATTCATTTACTTAATAATTTTTGATGTAGTTCCTTGATTATTATATTTCTTAAAACCTAAAGGGACAGACACTATTTCTCTTTTTTCAGTGGGCATATATTTGTTTTTATTACAAGCCATTATTGCTAATCCTGAACTAATAGAAGCATCATGATTAGTTCTTTTATTTATATCAAACCTTGCCCAATCTTCTAACGTATCTTGAAAATACATTGTTCCGTAACCCACTTCATTTAAACCCACATAATCTTCTATATAAGTTTCTATTGCTGCTGCGTGGGCTTGTATTATATCTTGTGATGAGTTTGGTATTCCACCTATCTCTCTTTCTGTTGCAGATAGTTTATTAAATATTCTATCCGGTCTATTCATTGAGAAGCCTCTATAGCCTCTTCTTTTAAAATGATATAATAGCCTCGGCTTATTATTCTCCGCTAATATCGGCATACCATAAAATATACACGCCATAAGCACGTCTTCAAAAAAGATCTCAGCTGTTTGAGGCCTCGATATATATTGTAAAAAGAATGTATTAGATGGAGCATCTTCCATTGAAAATTTAGTTAATCCGTGTAAAGCCCCTTTGGATCCTTTACCATCTGTTGTTCCTGATATGTCATAAGGGTCACAACCAAATGCGCCAATATGCTCATTACCAGGATATTTCATACTATTCTTTAATATTATTTTATTTTGTAAATGATAAGGAGGAATCCATGATACTAAAAACCTACCGTCTTTGTTTGGATAAAATACAACTTTAGTGTCTTGTATACCACCTTCCCATTGAAAATTACCTCTTGTTAATATATTTGAATTTCTTAGATCATTATTATAATCAATTTGCTCGTATATTTTCGTAAGGTTAAATAAAGATTGTTTTGTTTCGTCTCTAAAAGCGTGTTGTTCTGTTCTTGGAAATTGTCTATAATATTCGTTTAATCCATCAGAATCAGTTTTTAAACCATCAACCTCGTTCTGCCAGTGTTCAATAACACCATAATCTATTTCGTTTCCGTCAATTCCTTTGATTGGGGTTTTTGGAGTGTCGAAGACAGGTAGGCCATAAGTATCAATGAATCCCTCGTACGACCATTCCATAGGTATGAACAAACTATATAATCCTGAATTAGTCTGGCCATTGCGGTTTCTTTTCGTGACATCTGAAGCATAATATAGTTTTTTAAAATTGTCTCCTCCTTTATCTAAAGCATTTGATGTTGAACCCATCATACACTTACCAATAATCCGACTACCTAATCTTAAACAGGTTTTAGTAACCCTCCAGTTATTTAATATATTATCAGGTCTTAACCATTTACCGCTCTCATCATGAACTAGTAATTTAAGTTTTTCACCGTCATAGGAGTTATCTCCAGTGTTCTTCCAATCTATTGTTGTATCAAGACCTTCAAGTTCTTCAGGATTTTCTTGACTATCTAGTTTTCTTCTTGTAAACTTTGAAGCAGGTACTCTATAAGCGAGTTCTGTTTTAGGTCTATCCATACCGTCTTGTATGGGTTTAAAAAAGAAAGGATAGTTAAGAGAGATTGGAACAACTTTATCTGTAAACATTGTTTTAGCGTCTGCTCCGGCTTTTGATAAGATTCCAAATCGTGAGTCACTTGATATAGTTGCTTGATTAACTAACTCAGCAGAAGACATAAAAGAAAACCCGGAACGTCTATTCTTTAAATAGCACATTCCATAACATCTTGGATCTGCTTTACAGGCTTCCCAAAATATAAAAAATAATCTATTTGATTCTCTAAAGTCTGGCGCACCAACATCAATTTTACTCCACTGTAAGTACATATAATGTGTGCCGGTTATATATGTAGGAATTCCATTATTATAAAACGAGAAGCCTTCTTCTCTACGTTTAAATTCATTATCTACATAATCATACCATTTTTCCTTGAAATTATCTGGATATTTATTCCAATCAAATACGCTTTTTATTTTTTCAAGTTCTTTTGGCATTTTTAATTGCTCCCAGTATTGCTCTTCTTTCTTTGGAGTTCTTTTATAAGACTCGTCAATTAAAGGTAAAGCGATCCTTAAATTCTGTATCTCGTATATTTCTCCAATCTTACCTGTTTTGCTTATAATAATTAAGTCATGCTCTTTATTATAACCGTATTTCCATTTATTATATCGGTTTTGTTGTTTAATCACCGATTGTTTTACGTAGTCAGGAAGTATTTTATAAAGTGTTTGCTCGTACATTATTTAGATCTCCCTTCTGCAAAACCTTTAAAAGTTTTTATTGTAGGATCTTTATCTTCTTCTTCTAACATACGGGTTTCATCCTGTATTCTACTTAGAATTTCAAAAGCATCAAATATGGCTAACTTCTTTGTTGCTGCGGCATTCTTTAATTTATCTGCGGATAAATCATCATCCCCATTATCTAAGATAGCTTCCTCTGCAACTTTAATTAATTCAAGAACTGCTTTGTGCCCAGCTTGGATTATATTCTGTTTCGTTTCCTTTATGTCCATATTTAATTACAATATCATTAGATTTCATACAATAAAGTCTTTGTCCATCAATAACAAAGTCAAATTCTCCATAAGGAGTATATCCAACAAGGTCTCCCTCGTTTATTTTAAGCGTTTCTAAGGAACTATTTCCATATTTTAGTATACCAATAAGTCTTTGCTCTTTAGCTACGTTTAAATAGTCTTTATTCTTAATTGGTTTAATAAAACATCTGTCGCCAAACGCTTTCCATTTACCTGTATTCTTATATAAGTATATTTGATCCAGATCACAAAAATATAAATCATCCATAAAGTATGATCTACTATTTTTTTTATTTCCTCTTATATCATAAAATACCCTAAAAACATTATGGTGAATTATAACTATATCCCCAACTTTAATATCAGTTGAATAAGCTAAAGGCACTGCAACGACTTCTGCTACATTATTTACGGATTTAAAACTTTCAATCTTAGTATTGATTATTAATTCTTTATCCGCAACTTTAACTTTATTGTTATATCTTTCACCTACTGGCTTTACAATAAAACTAAATATACTTCTCATTAATATTCTAAATCGTATTCAACTGAAATAGCCATATTAGAATTAAACTTCTTCCATGGCATGACTTCATCTTCTTTTTTAATATATATATTATACGATGTGTCATTATCGTCAAATATAATATTACATATTGCATGGCCCCCGTAAACGTTTTGGCCTACAGAGTAATGCATTGCGTCATTTTTATAGTCTGTGCCTATACTTATTTTTCTAATAACAGAACTCATTATTCAACTTTTTCTAATTTAACCTCTTCAGGTTTATCTATATAAGTATAAGAGCCATCTTCAATATTAATATTAATATCTCCGTATTGCGCTTGTAATTCTGATTTGAATTCTTCTACTCTTTTATTCACTTCTGCAATTTGATGTAAGAACCCATGCTTTTGTGATTCTAGTAACCCTATATTAGATAATAGCGCACTCATATCTTTTTGTTGATTAACAATAGTTTCTAATTGTTTGTCTGTAATTTTGTTTGTGTTTTCCATTTAATTTAATTGTTTGTTTATTTTATGTGGGACAACTTGTATATACCGGTCCGCTTATATTAAATACTGTATCCCCAATAGTCTCTACTATATCCCCTAATGCAAGTCTCCCAGTTTGATCATCAATTTCAAAATCAACAAAATCACCAGACTGATATAAGGAATTATCTACTAATTGAGTAGTATAACCCGGGAGAACGTCTCCTTCGCAAATAGCCTCTATTGCAAAATAAACACCTTGGAAGGTATTAGATGCACTAGCATTAGGCCAACCAATACCAATACCCATTCTCATTAGTAAAGAGCTATAATATTATCACAAGTAGTGGTTATCTCATTACCATTATCTGTCCAAACATTGTTTACAATAACTGGAAAAAATGTACCATCAGGTATGTTTGTAAAAATTGTTGTATTAGGAAAGCCTGCGTCGTTGAAATTTCCTCCTACTACATTACACACTAAGTCGCCACCTTTACCTATATATAAAGCCGCCCCATTTAAAGGTCTTGTATCTTCTAAATCCGAAGTTCCACGTCCTGCTGGATTTCCGTTTGCTGCTCTTGTTCCAAAATCTGGTTGATTTCCAAATTGTCCCATAATTTATTTTTTAAATATTTTATTATATATTGTTGATTTCTTCATAGGTATCTCTAATACAGTATCACCTGGATAACTATAATCTTTACCTGGTTTCATTACTTTTGAATTACCTTTATTATCTATACCTAAAACGGGAAACTCCACATTTTTCATAGTGATTTCCCCGCTAGGTATTACATTATAAGGTCTATCTTTGTCAGGACTATTTTTTTTATAACCTTTTGTAGATAGATTTTTCATTATTAATATTCCCCTGTTTTTTTATTTTGTCTTAGTTTAGTAAAGTTTTTTTCTACTGGATTTTGTCTTGTATAAGTAACATCTCCTCCTGATAAAAACCCTCCAGAGCCAGTTGATTTACCTCTTAGTACCGTCATATCGCCCGCTCCACCTGCACTTCTGGTTCTATTGGCGGCTAAATTACCTTGTAATCCTTGTTGAAATTTATTTCCTCCGGATAATTTTCGCGTTCCAGCTGCTGAGACACTATCGCTTTTTGCTTGTGCTTCTACTAATAGTCTTCTTTTATTTTCTTGTATTTCTGTATCCATGTTTGTGGCAGACTTTGAAGAAATATTAGCGTAACCTTCTTTTGTGTTTGGGTTAGTCTTTTGTTTGAATGGTGTTGGAATGCCATACCCTGTTTTAGGGTTATTGCCTCTGCCAGGGTTCATTTTGAATGGAGTATTCATTTTTTAATTTGTTTTATAGTTTAATATTCTTTTATAAATAACCTGTCCTGGCACATCACTAATTATATCTGCCACCATGGTATCTTGATCAATAATAATAAATCTTGATATTGACAAAAAATTGTTTGGCTCAAATAAAGATTCAATATATAAATTATTTTTTTTAATCCTGTGTCTTAACACTTTAAGTGGTATACCTGATGTAGAAGAAATTTCGGATATTAATAATTTATCCCCATCTGTTTTTTCAAAAGTTAATTCAGTTGCTTCCCCACTTGAAGTCCAATCACCTTCTAAAAAAGCAGGAGACATCTTCTGAGCGTTAACACTAAAAAATCCTAAACACACTAATAATACTAATAATTTTTTCATAATATATTTAATTAAAGTTATATATTATTATTATTACGCGTATTTATTGCTTTTTATAAGCTTCCTTTTCCCAAGGCAGATTTTTAGCCCCTTCTTTCATTTTAGAACGTGGATACTTCTTGCCTTTCCAAATAACGTGCGAATCATTATAATCCAGATCACCCCGTTTCATTTGATCTATATGTACTTTCTCGTGTGATATAGTTTTATTCTTTTTTAATTCTAAAGGAGATATATTTTTATTCACTAATATAGTTCCATTAGATTGTGCCATACCTAAAATATTGCCGTCCATATCGGTACTATAAACAGGAGTGTTATCCACATTATACGGAAAACCTTTCATCTTAAAAGACATATAAATAATAAATATTATTAAATTCCCTATAAAAGTATATCTATAGGGAATTTAAATTAATATTATGCTGGCACAACTACAGGTTGTACAGTTGGCAAAGCACCAATAGTAACGCCTGCAGGTATTGCAACAGGAGCTAATGTTGGCCCTTGTGCAAAAATAGCAGCGTTTACAGCGGCAACAGTACTGGAAGCTCCAGCAGTGCTTGTTACAAAAGTATAAAATACTTCTCCCGTATAAATAGCAAAAGTAGTTGTACTAAGCCAAGATACTGCAGTAATATTTGCTACATTAAAAAGAATTGGTTGCGCACCTGCTACAGTTGTAGCGATTGAGATAAATTTGAACATTGTTTTTAGTTTTAGTTTTGGTTATTGTTTATATATAAAGAATGTTAATAACTAACATTTTTTCATTTTTGTAGGAGGCATTTTTTTTGCTTCCTTCTTTTCAAAAGATTTGGTTTCTTTTTTTTCGTGCTTTGCTTTAGCGGCTTTTGAAGGATACTTTTCTTTTCCTCCATACTCAGATATAACTTTCTTTTTCATATTAGTATCTTCCTTTAGCTCGTTGTGTAATTGCTCTTGGATCACAAACAGGTTTAACGTTATTGAATACAATACCATCTTTGCCTGAACTTGATCCTTTACCTTTTGGGAATGAGGTTGTGTCAAATGGACCAGCCCATACCGCATTGGCTCCAACCCCAGATAATTTAGCCTCTCTATCGAGAACTGTCATTGGATGTTTTTTTGCGTTTAAATTCATAATTAATAGTTGTTTATATCATAAGGTGGAACAATAGGTGTTTCAACATCAGTTGGTGGTGGTGTTGGAGATACCCCTGGATTAGTCGCTAATGCGCTTGTTGGATCATAAGGATTATTAACATCCCTAGTAAATGTGTTTGGAACTTGCGCGCCATACATCCCCTGTATATTATTCATATTTGTAAACCCCTTTGGATTTATAGGTGTTTGATTAATCATCTTCATAGTGTGTTCTTGTTTTATCTTTATTTACGTTTTCTATAGCGGTTATTCTAAGCTTGTCCATATGAGTTTTACCACTCATTATAATATTTCTATGGCTTGTTGGCAGATCTTCTTTACCAAGCATTATACGGTACATTCTACTTATTAGTTGTTTACACTTAAATGAAACTTTATATATATTGTATTTTTGGGTTGTATGGTTTCTATTTCTCCAAACCACTATCCACCCTTCTTTTAATAAATTGTTCCAGCGTTTATTGTCCCAACTGTAAGCATAAGTACCTATTTTATAATCTTGTTTGGTAAAAAATTCCATACAATCAAAATAGATTAGTAATTCTAAATCCGCGTCTGTCAAATCATTATTCCTGCAAGCCCATCTACGTATTATTCTATAGTGTTTTAATAACCCTATGTCTCTAATATCTGAAGGTTCTAAACGACTCATAATACAACTACAACATCGTCTAACCGTATAACGTAATAAGTTTCTTTCCCGGGTTCTATCTTATGACCATTATGTCTGTCATAAAATATACTATCACCTTCTTTAACGCCTACTACCTCATCGCCAACACTAATAACTTTGGCTTCTATATATCTAATATCTTCTCTGTGATTTTCAGCTAATAGAAGGCCTCCCTTTGTTTCTGTAGTACCTTCTTTTACTTTTTCTATAATTAATCTTTTACCAACTGCTTTCATTATGCGCGTAAATTATTAATTACACAATCAGTTGATAATATAGTTGTTGCTACAGATGCCGCATTTCTTAATGCACTTTTAGTAACAAGTAATGGATCAATTATTCCGACTTCAATCATATTAACAGTTTTACCTGTTACAACATTTAAACCGTACCCTACTTTTGATATTGTTTCTAAAGGAGCATTTTCTATACCCGCATTATCTAATATAGTATTAAATGGAGCTCTAATAGAATCTAATAATATTTCTTCACCAAGTGAGAAGGTATCTATGTTATGAGAAGCATTTAATAAAGCAATTCCTCCTCCTGGCACAATACCTTCTTTAATCGCTGCCTTGGTTGCGCAAATAGCATCTTCAATTCTATCTGCTTTTTCTTTTAACTCTATCTCTGAATTAGCCCCGACTTTAACTAAAGCAATTCTACCTGTCAATCTTGCTAATCTTTTTTCTAACTTTATTACTTTTGTCGCCGTAGGATTTTCTAATAAAGATTTTTTAATATCGTCTATTATTTCCAATACTCTCTCAGGAGTTTCGCTTATATGTAATATTGTCTCTTCTTGACTAGTGATACTTTTAACGCAAGTACCAAGTAATTCTGGCTGTATTAAATCTAGATCATCGCCAAGATCTTCATTGATTACGGTTGCTCCTGTAAGCAATGCTAAATCATCAAATATTTCTTTTCTATTCACTCCAAATGTAGGAGCATCAATAACATTTATTTTTATGTTACCTTTTAACTTATTCATTGCTAATGTAGATAATGGCATTGCTTCCATATCCCCAATTATAAGTAATGATTTGTTATTCTTTATAACATATTCTAATATTGATTGTATTTGTCTTATGTTATCTATTGGTGATTCAACTAATAATACTAATGGATTATCTAGTTCGGCGGTTTTGTTTTTTTGATTAGTTACAAAATGCATGTTCTTTAATCCCATATCACATTGAATACCTTCAACCAATTCTAAACTGCATTCAGGATTAGATGATGTTTCCATCATTACAACTCCTGTATTTCCAACAGATCTAAATGCGTCTCCAACTAACTTGCCTAATTCAGGATCATTATTAGTTGATATAGTCGCAATTTGATCCAACATATTATCATCAACAGTTATACTTATCTTTTCTAGATAATCTATTACTTTATCTACCGCTGAGTTTATACCCTCTTTTATTTTTCTTTCGTTTGGATTTTCAACTTTGTAAGCATTCTTTAAAATAGCGTGAGCTAATACTGTTGCTGTTGTTGTTCCATCCCCTGCTTCTCTAACGGTTTTTCTTGCTGCTTCTTTTAATAATGTAGCTCCCATATTTTCTACAGGATCTAACAATATAATAGAATCCGCAACTGTTACACCATCTTTTGTAATTATAGGTCTGCCGGTTGTATCTTCTAAAAGAACACATTTACCACTTGCCCCTAATGTAGAACTAACCGCTTTGGCTAGTTTCTCTATTCCAGCAAATACTTTATCGCTGGCTTCTTTCCCGAAACTTAAGTTTTTGACTATAGCGTCTGACATAATTTTATTTGATTAAATTGATATAACTTATATATCACCTGTTTTTATTTTTTTTTACCTATCCTTGTCCTCTAGATAATTTTTTATAATTTTTAGATGTTTTTAAATTAGATGTTTTGGATTTAGCATGAATGCCCGGTCTTGCAATATTTTTTACAATACGTTTAACAACCGCGGTTTGTTTCGCCATAATAAATATATAATTAATATTAATAATATCCACCAAAATAAACTCCAATAATTTTGTTCTTTATCAATTATTTTTGTTTTTTCAACTTGGTGTTCTTTTGTTTTTACTGTGGACACTGTTGCGGAGTCAATACGCTTAATATTAACTTCCTTTTTGTTATTTGTATATAATGTATTAGATTTATTTTTTTTAATCTTTAAAACTACGTTTTTATAACTCTTGCCGTCAACTATAATTGTTTTACTTGAATCTATAGGTGTGATAACAATTTCACTACTATCAGTATTTATAATTACTTTTGTAGAGTCTGTTTTGTTTACAGTATCTATTTTTGTAACTACTACTTTTGTTTCTGCAATGCTATCTTTCTTTATATCAGTTTTATCAACCAATACTTTTCTTGAAGAACAAGATATAAATACAATGCTAACTAAAATAAATAATATTTTTTTCATTTTTTAAATTTAATCTTTAACTTGAAAATGCATCCAATCGTAATTCTTCTCTCTGCCTAGACTTTCAAAACCATGCTTGTAAAATATATCAATCATTGGTTTGTACTCCATACGAGCAAATCTTGCGGTCTTGGACGTTTCTTTTAATAAATTCCTACTTGGGTTTAAGTCAATAGCACAACCCCAACTATGCACACTTAATTTAGTTCCGCCTCGCATTAAACGATAATTAAAACATCCACCATAATCGTCAATCTTTAAATCACTAATGGCGTCTTGCCCATAAAATTCTAATATATCATTAAAGATTGCTAATAGTTTATCAGCGACCAATTTATGACAACGTATTTTAGTTACCTTTTTGCCGTCATAGTACATTGGATATGGTAAAGTTATTGGTACAATATATCCTTTACCACTCTCGTTTGGTATTCCGTATTTAGTTATCAGTTGTTCCTGTGTTATCATTTTTTTTATTTTTTTCCATTAACCACCATCGTCTTGCAGTATATCCGATTGCTAGCAATAAAGACAATATCTTTAGCCCTAATTCCACATTTGAAAAAGTAAAACTAATTAAAAAACCGTTTACAACTAGAAGTCTTATGTCGTGCACGTTATTCATTACTATTATTGTTTTTCATTTTAGAATATACCATAACAGAGTCTAATATTGTTTGGCTGCTTAAATATGTTATCGCGATTAACGCCCAGTCGGATGACTCTAGATCTGCAAACATTAATAAACCACTAGCTACTAAAAAAACAAATAATTTTCTACTTATCCATTTATTTATTAATGCGTCTAAATTTTTTCTACTCATTTTTTTAAAAAATATTTTAAATCGTTTAATACTAAAAGCGTTGATATAACACAAGTGCTAATCATTAACCACTTTATATCTGGAAACCATAAACTAAATAACCCACCCGCAAATGTGCCAACACCTGTCCTTACTATATCCATAACGTCAAAGTAAGACTTTATAATTACCGCCTGAGCCCACTCCCAAAAGAATCCTATCATCGCACCTATAAATGCGGATGCTATAGGAACTCCTATAATTTTTCCGTCAAGTGTAAATTCTGCGAAATCTGTAACGCTGCCAATTAAATACATAATTGCAAACCCAATAAAAATGTGAAAGCTGTCCCTTAATTTCATAATGTTATATTTTGTGCTTGTATAAATATATCATCAGTTTGTGCATCTGTTAATCCTAAAACAGATTGAATAAATAAAACAGTTTGGCTATATCTCTCTACTGTTGTGCCATAGTTCCAAACATTTTTAGCAGCAGTTTGTGTTGGTTCTTCTAATTGGTCTAAAGCACTTTCAATAGTAGGTACTAAATTCATTAAATTTAAAATAGTTCTAATTCTCCAAAGTTGTACTTCATCAGAAACAATAAGTTTATTAGCTTCATCAATTTCTTGTTGCGTTGCGCCCTCATAAAATACTCGGGTTGATTGATTGAAATAAGGAATTACAAAATTCTCTATTAATATTTCGTCTATACCAATCACCGTTTCTGTATCTGTCCAATTTTCAATTGCAAATAATACTTTTCCTGATAATTTATTAATTATTGTCTTCATTCTAATTTGTAATGTTTGCTAATTCAAATGTTATAGAGTCTGCGGCATTTGCAATTTGTACGGTAAAAAATACATATAAATCACTTGTAGTTGTATAAGCAGTAGAAGATCCAACTGTGTTTGTAGCTATAAGGTCAAGAGCTAATGATGATGCAAAATTGTATCCATATAAATTACCTCCACTTAAATTAAAAGTTCTAGTTAACAAGGACGTGGTGTTTGCTGCTGCTAAAGTCAACAAAGCTATTTGTGTTGCTCCAACTAATGTATTTGTTGTATTAATTTTAACTCTTAAAGTTACACTTCCTGCTCCTGAGGGCTTACTAAATCTTGTAATCATTTTCATTACATCAGTGGTACTGAACGTGCTACCAAGAATAGTTGTCTGAGCAACAGTATATTCTGCAACACCTATAACGCTTGCTAAATATGTAGCTCTAGTTGCGTTTACATATCGATAAGGTGTGTATCCTAAAGCATTTTGTTTTAAAGCTAATGCATCAAATACTGCGTTTTGACTTGGAGCAATGGTTGTAACTCCATTTGTAATACTATCTGCTACCTTTGCATCAGCATATTCTTTAGTTAGTCTATTAGTTGGATATTTAGTCGTTGATGTATCTAAAGTTGTATTCTCTTTATTAGCTACATTTTCAGGAGTAAAACCTAAAGCATTTTGTTTATTACTAAGACCATTATCGATATATGACTTTGCAGCCTTCTGTGAAGGTACTAAAAGATCACTATCTGCAGCTAATAGTGGATCTATATCTATGGGTACTCCCCTTGTTGTTCCTTGTGCCATACTATCTAATTTCTCTAAATTTTATTGAAGCATAAACAGTTTGTGTACCACTTAATGATGTAGCTTTTAAAGTTAGCGTTCCTAAAGTTCTTTGTAAACCTGCTGCGTCTAGTGTAATTGGATAACGAGATACAATAGCTGTGTTTGTTACACCTTTAGCACCTCCAGAAGAAGCTACATAACCTCCATCTATTACGATTGTAGGACTTCCACTTAGAGTACCTAAAATATTATACTCGCTTGAGCTATATGCAGTGTTTACATTATTGTATGTTGTTGTTCCTGTTAAAGCCTGACCAATACATAATTGCCATTGAATAGGTTGGTTTCCAGCATTGTATATTTCAACATCTATATATGCCACCCTTGTTCTATTTGCAATACTATTAAATGTTGTTCTTGGTCTAAGGCTAATCATGTGTGTTCCTCCAGTTGTAACACTTATAACACCTGAGTCTTGTTGGAATGTATATCCATAAACATTAATGTCTTCAGAGCCTCCTTCAGATATTACAGCAGAACATATGAAATTCATTGTTGTAGACACTGTTCCTGTACAAGTCATACCACATCTAACAGGAAGGTTGGCTGATTGCACGTATGGTGAAGAAAATATATTAGCGTGTAAAAATTCATGAGCATATATAATTTGACCTCCAATATCAAACCCCATTCTTACTCTACCAACATATAAAGCCTGCACATCTATAACTAAAATTTGTGTCTTAGTTATGTCAAGTGTTATTCCACTAGCACCTGTACCATCTAACTTATCTAAATTCCAAGAAGATTGTGTAACAGTTTCATTACCAGCAGAACTAGCAGAATAAACAACAAATTGTTTGGTGGATCCACTTAACTGAAACTCAATTCCATTTACACCATCTGAATATCCTGCAAACTTTAATGTGTTAGCTACATCAGCAATCATATTAAATGTAACAAATATAAGCTGAGACCTACCTGGCTGATATGGTAAATATTCATAACTCTGCATAAATGCTTTACCTCCTGTAGGAGTAGAACTAAACGTCATTAGCGCTTGTCTATTTGTAGAGTCATGAGTAATAGTAGCGCCAGTTCCATTTGTTATTTGCTCCATAATAATAGGAGCAAGGTCATATGTAAGCTGAGAATTATGTAGAATAAGAGGATTGGACACTCTCAATCTACTGAATGCATCCAGGTTTGCACTATCTCTGATAGCTACATCTGGGTCTATTATACTGTAACCTGAATAGTTCTGTGCCATAGTTATGATATTTCAGTACCCCATACCTGAAAGGCTAGGCTACTATTTCCTGAATAAACTCTTATCTTGTCTGTTGCTGCTAATGTAACACCTATTGTTGCAATAAATGTATCATTACCTGCAAGAAGTATATCGTAATAAAGATAGTCTTTATTTGTTGTTGCAGCACCTCCTTGAGATATACTAACTCTAAATGAAGTTTGTGTTGCTGCTAAGTTGCAGATTGATATAGAACTACACACAGCAGACGTTGCTGCAGGTACAGTATATAAATCTGTAGGTGTTGTTGCTGAAGGACTTACCTGCCCTAGTATTTTGTATACGTTTGCCATAATTTACGATCCCATTAATAAAAAATTTTGTTCAAATCCAACTGTTGGTATGTCAGAAAGTAAAGCTATTGTGCCACTTGCATTTTGTAGTGTTTGAGTATTTGTAGCTGTAATAGTAGTAGGCGATTTTAAGTAAAGACTATTACCCGCTCCATCTGAAAATGAGATGTCATTACTTGTAGATATTGTAATTTGTCTATTTGTAATATTATTGGAAAGAGAAATATAGCCATTTGATAAAATTACCGAATTAGGCGATAATCCACTCTGAAGGAATATAGAATCTGTAGTAGTATTACCTGCTGTTGTTACCTGTTGAAGTGTTGGGGTAGCTACACTTGGAAATGTAGCTAATGTACCATCTCCTCTGATATATTGAGATATTGTACCTGTTGGATAAGGATAATATGATGTAGTGTCTAATGCAAATGTTCCTGCAGCAGTCATCTTTACAAATGGTGTGCCTGTAGTCCATGTAGGATAATTTAATGCTCCCCATGTACCTACATTAGAAGTTAAAGCTAAAGTGCCTGAAGCGTCAGGAAACTGCCAAGACCAAGAACCTGTTACAAAATCTGATCTTAAATTACCATATCCGCCTGCAAAATTTTGGAATCCTATACTTGCGTCTTGATAAATATAAACATGATCAGAAGTGTTAGTTATTTCTAAACCACTATAAGGTTGATACAATAAATTATAGTTAGTATCATAATTATCACTAATTCCAAAATTATATCCATCTGAATATAAATTTCCTGAATATATACCTGCAACAGTTATTGAATTAGTAGTAATATTTCCTGCATCAGTAACTTCTTGAAGCGTTGGAGTAGTAACCTCAGTACTTAAAACAAATGAGACTAAATCATAATACTGTTTATCAAAAATAGTTCCATTACCGCCAATAAATTCTAAATCTAATTCATAGAATGCCGATGTACCTATTTGCGTATACCCCGTTATTTTATAATGTCCAAAAAAGTTTGGTTGATTCTGTTCTGATAATAATATTTGACTATTGTTTAAATAGTTTAAAAATATAGTTATATTTGCAGTAGACGCATCAACAGCCGAAACAATTAATTTAGTTATTGCTGAAAACGCGGTATTGTCACCGCCCCCACCATCAAACGCTATAGTCTTAGCTACGTTAGGCACGGTAACAAACTGGAATGACATTTGTCCTCCAATAGAAACCTTTGAATTTATATTCAAGTAATCCGCAACTCCCTGAGCAGTATAATTTACTGTTCTATTATTAGTAGCTTTAGTTCCTACAAATAAATCCTGATCCTCAATAGGTACGCCCTTTGGATATGAATTAGATATTGGCATTTTTTATGATACTATTTCTATAGAATATATTAACCAATCATTAGATGAGGTTTTTTCATATATGACCAATACTTCAGGATCGATGGCTTGAACTTTAAATCCAATCATTGCATTTGGGTATAATTCATTTAAGTCTGCTTTGCTTAATGGACTTACTCCAGTATATACCTCTGTTGTAGTACTCATTAAATTTACTAAGTCAGATATATAAAAAGAATTAGTAGATATGCCTTCACTCTCTCTAAACCTGGCTCCTAATACCATATCATTTATAGTAGGAGTTGCGTGCGGATAACTATATATTATTGCCATTGTTTATTATTTAAAAGTTTTTACTATAACCTAAATTAGCTGTAACATTAGGTTTGCTTTTGTCGGCACCTGATATTCCTACTCCAGCATGGAATCCACCTTTATTAAAGCCAATTCCAGCATTGTATGATTTACCCATAGGTGATATATTAGCTCCAGCATTTGCACTTAAGTTTCCAGACGTGGCGCTTAGCGAGGGGGAAATCATTTTTTGTTCTTTATCTATATTTAAATCTGCACTAAAACTTCTTTCTTTGTTTTCTTGATGAAAAGGGGAGTTATAGTTTCTTCCAGAACAATGTTTTAATATTGATGGTTTCATAATTATTTCTTTTTAGTTTTAGCTTTTATTTTTTTTGCTTCCGATAGCATTGCTTTGGTTGGTTTTTTACCACTACCTTTGTTCTCTCTAATATTATCCCAAAGTCCACGTCTTGACTTAGATCCATCTTTTCTTTTTAACAGTTCCATTTGTCTAATGCTAATTTTTTTCTTGTTGGCTCACCATTCGGTTTTTTCATAGGCCCCGGCATGCCAGACATTCTAGCACAGAAAGATTTTCTACGCTTTGCATCTTTACTACCAGCTTTTAACTCCGATGGTTTTTTAGTAACAGCTGTTTGCAATTTACTTCCAGGATTAGCTGCTCTATAACTTGCAACACCTTTTGCGTTTAATCCGCCTTTAGGATCTTTACCTTCTTTGCGTGTCCACGCAGCAGTTTTATGTAAAGGACTACACCCGCAATCTTTGCCTTCGCCAATAGTGTATCCGTTGGTTTTACTTGTGCCCAATCCCTGAGGGCCTATGCCTTTCATGTTCATTTTAATCTTGTTGTATTAGTTCTTGGATTATATATAAAACTACTATCCGGTTTACCACTAGCTTTTGAGGCGCGGTCTTTTGCTCTTTCCTCAGCGGTCATATTATTTCTTTTCCTACCTTTAACTGTTAGTTCCCCAGAATCAGTCATATCACCTCTCTTCTTTAATATACCCATAGCTAATGATCTACTACCAACTTGTGCCATTAATCTATCAACTAATTGGCCTTTACCCATAAATCTTTGCGTAGCCATTATTTCAACTTGTATTTTTTACCACTTTCTTTTTTAGTGCCCTCCCCCTCATTACCGCGGTTTTGTTTTACGCTTTCAAATCTGCCATCCTCGTGGTCATAGTCTTTACCATTGTTACCCGGATGTTTACGATGCATCCTTTGTGAGTGAGCTTTCTTTGTTCTTCTGTCATCGGTTTTTGCATATCTTAAGTCTCTTACCGCTTTTGCTTTAGCAGCTTTTGCAGATAACTTTTGTTTCAACAAAGGTGAGTTTTGTTGTGCCGGCGATTTCTTTTTATTTTTTTCAATATTAGCATTAGCCGCAGCTCCTGTTAAAGTTACTGCCGCGTGACCGGCTATTTTTTTTGCAATAGTAGCAGCTGGCTTTACAGCGCTTTTTGCAAGTTTAAGCCCGGATTGAGCAGCTTTAACTCTTCCATAAATAGGAACAGCTCCGATTATATCAAAAGCATCTGCAATTGCACGGTCCGTATTCCATTTATATCCTTCAGCACTTTTAAACCCTAACGCTGATTTTGTCATTTGTTTTAAATCCCTAGCAGCTAATCCAGCTTCATCCCATTGGCTAACTCCAGTAACATCCATTAATGCTCTAGTAGTCGCATGAGGCTGTGATCTATTATAGTCTTGACGTTTATGTGTAGCTTTTTGAGCATCCTGATTTCTAAATAGCGTTGATTCTTTCTCGTTTAATTCCCTATCACCAAGATAATAGCGTGTTTTTGCTTTCCCGTTGCGGTCAAGGTCCTCGCTAGTTCCTATTTTATCTCCCTTTTTTGGGATGGGAGGAGACTTAAATGGGTTACTATCCGGCTTTGACTGTGTTACAGGAGATTGATTTCTTAATTTAAACGCCATAGCTTAACACTTTTTTTTCATATTAGACTTCTTCATTTGCATCGTGGGCACTTTAGCTGAAGTTTCTGTGCTTGATGCAGGCTTACCAGCAGGATTAGATTTAGGAGCGACCTCTTTAGTTGAAGTTTCCGTACTAGTTGTACTCTTAGAACCAGATTTGTATTTATCCATTTTAGCTTTAGCAGCGGCAGCGCGATCCATCTTAGACCCTGCTCTGTCTGCTTTAACTTTTTCTTGCCTTGCTTTAGCGTCAGCAGCAGTCTCAGTAGTAGCTGATTTTTTACCTTTTAAATACTCTGCTTTTGTAGTCTTAGCACTTGATGCACCACTTCGTTGCTTTTCTCTCATTGCATAAGCTGCATCCTCCACTCTTCTTTCGCTATCTTTAATTGCTTGTGAAACGGCTATAAATTTTAACGGTGATTGCTTTGTAGTTTTAGTTGTAGACATTTTAATTGGTGATTGTTTTCTCATTGTATTTTTCATTGGTTTAGTTCCTGATGTTCTCATAATAAAATATTTTAAGTTATAGTTTATACTATCACGCATAGTACACCATATTTACAGTGCGACATTAGCCTACTAGTATTATACTTAATAACCTAACGTCACACTATTTTTATATATAATAAGAGTGGTTTAAAAAAAATTGTATTACAAATATAGAAGTAACGGGTTATATACGAATTTTAAAACCGTAGACCCCCAACGGAAACGACTTTGAAATGACCCAGCCCCCGGTCCGATTTGGGATCGTGAAAAAAGGATTTACCTTTTCGGTCGTGATACGTGCGTACGATCGAGATATTGTGTAGGATATATATATGTAGCTGGTGTGATACGATTCGGTTACGTAGCAGTGGCATGTGTACGTGCATGGTGTATGTGTACACGATACGATAGCAAGCGAAGCGGAGCAACGCGAAGCGTAGCGTATAGCATACGCGTATAGCATTACCTACAAGACCAATACGACGTGGTGGTGATAATACAGGTGTAAGCAATACTCTGTGTGACGGAATGAACAGGCAGCGCTGTGCTCGCTTCGCTCGCGTTGCTATACACACCTTACAAGACGAACACGAAGTGATTATGATAATATAAGTGTAAGATACAAACGTTGTTTCTTGTAACAAATGAATGGCCTGGTCCTGTAATACGATCGGAAGAGTAGACTCCGTTACACTCCGTCTTTTGCTATACACTATTTTTGATCTTACAGTCTGAACACGAAGTGAAAATGATAATATAAATGTAAGTAACCAAGTAAATAACAAAATAAATAAATTAAAATAAAAGTTCTTACAAAACCAATACGAAGTTAAATTGATAATATAAATGTAAATAACTAATAACAATTAAATATAATAATTATGTCTAAAAAATCTGAAAAAACAGTTGAAGTAGCTTTAACAAGCAAAGAATTAATCGCTCAAGCAATCGCTAAACTAAGTGCTGAAGAATTGGCCGCTATCTATCCGCCGATCGAACGAGCTAATTTTGTAGTCAGAAAATCTTGGCTAGGTCGCAATCAAGTAATAACGTTTGTTAACAACAAAAACCAACGTATAACGTACAATCACGATGAAGTGTTGAAAGTAATGCTACCTAAGTTAAGTATTATGCCATGTTGGATTAAGCGTGAGTACTGGTCACAATCTACTGATATGCCAGCTAATGTTAGACATCTAGCTAAAGTTGAACAACTTGAAGCAGCGGCTGAATAAGCCGTTGTT